GCGAAGCAAAGGAGTCACTACATGGTCACTAACAAACATGGCATCATCATTGATGACGGAAAATTCGGAAAAAATAAGTCTGTGAAAGTGAGAGTTCAAAAGAAACAAAGCATTAAACGCTATGACAGATACGTTCAAATGATACACAAATTGGACAAGCATAACTCAGTCGTTACACCGTTTGATAAAGCGTATATCAAGCAACTCAAACGTGAGGGTTACAAGTTAGTTGACGACTTTCAAATTAGATTAGGAGGATAGTAGATTGGTTGATTGGGGTGCAGTTCTAAAACAAACCGAGAAACAAACAGGAAAAAGGCTGCATGAAGGTTTATACGAAATCGCAGAAAAAGAAGAATTGATTTATGTTCTTTTTAAGGATGAAGACGGTTATGTGCACTTTCAATATTGTGATGATCCATTGCAAATCAATCACACAATGACTGAAACACAATTGCGAAAATATCAACGTGTTTGGTGATTAATAAAAGGAGGATAGTAGATTGTCAGGTTTTGATATTTTACTTACAACAACAGTTATAGCAGGATCAATTCTCATGGCAAAGATGGAATTGGAGGGACGGAATAAGTGATATCTAAGTCGAAGCTATCTAAAGAAGAACGCAAAGCCATGGAGGAATACCTAGAGTATATCAATATGACTCGTAAAGGGTATTACAACCATTGGTGTGATGAACATTTGGAGGACGAATATAACAAGTTTGCGAAAGGGAGTGCTTCGTAATGGCTTGGGGAAGAGAAAACAATCGAAAGATAGTTAGATCTTCCACTCCGTATGATGTTGAGCAAAAAATCAAAGCACATCAAAAGCGCGGATGGAGACAAATTAGTAAAATCCAAACGGAATGTAAAAATAGTGGCCTATATGCAGTATTAATGCAATTTGAAAATAAAAAACACGCATGAACTGCTATTCAAACGTGCAAAAACTAACAGGGATAATTTGTGAGACGGTTTCATGGACCGTCTTATCTCCATTTTTAACAATTCGTTATTAGTTTATACGGTCTAAAATCTTAAAAGATTCGCTTTTATAAAAATATTTTTGGAGGGAGAAAGATGTCAGGAAGAGCGAAACAATACATCATGTTTGATATTGATGGAATTGATTTATCCATCACTGAAAATAAAGTTAAAACATTCGACAAAATGTGGAATGAAGGCTGTTCCGTATCTGAAATAGCATTTAAACTCCAACGAAAGAAAAATGAAGTTATGCTACTTGCTCAAGATAGATTTTTGCGTGGAAAGATAAAAGAAAGACCAGGGCAAATGAAAGGAACTAAGCCATGGAAGAATCCATATAACAACAAGATTAGAGTGGAGGCGTAGTATGGGAGAACGACAATTACAAACGGATCCAGATATGATTGCTGAGATTGATTTAAATGAAAATGCTGTGTATGTAGTGTGTCAAGGAAGACTTCAAGCAGTTGATCCACCACCAACTGGATATGGAAGACAAGAGGTTTTTTGGCAAAATGGTGAACCTAAATTAGCAGAAATCTCATATAAACAAAAATTTTAAAGATAAGAAAAAGAACTCATTTATAAAATATGAGTTCTTTTATTCTTGTTCTAAACACCTATTTAATATAAATGTAATTTTTTGTTTAATAATATGTATTACCTTTTACACTTGCGCTATCTTTACCAACATAAAGCGAAACGCTTCTTGTAAGAGTACCATATGATCCACCTAAGAACATATAAACTGAATAGCGAGCTTGTGCTTTACCATTTGCATTTTCGGTACGTTTAATAATACGAACTAAAGGGTCTGAAACAGTACCTGCGCTTAGCCAAGTACCTTCATTACCTACCCAAGTGATTTTATCGTAACCACCATTTATCATTTCATAATTTGCATGGAAATATATTTTCCATACTCCAGGATTTGAATAGTAGACTTTTTTATTCTTACAAACACTGTATCCTGATCCTGAAGTACAAGAACCACCACTTATACCAGTGCCAAAAGTAGTGATTAGTGGATTTGTGGTGTTATTGCTAAAATTAGCATACTCTATCCCTTTAGTAATGATAGATCCATCTGGGAATGTTAAAGTTTGTTGCTCACTACCATCTGGATTTTTTATTGTTTGAGTATCAATAGCTTTACTTTCATCTAAAATCATAGAATCTAATAATTTACCATCTGCCATTTTATTTTTTAATTTTTCGGCAGTATCCTCAGTTACACCCTCTTTTATTAATTCAATTTTCATATTTTCTAACTCACTTTCCGTCATCAACTGTTCATTTTTAGTTTCAGCTGATGATTTTATAGGAGATAGTCCAATCATTATTCCTAAAATTAATAAAAATGAAAAAATTTTCTTCAAAGCTAAGCACTCCTTAATTCTTTTTTTTATTGTTTTTCAAGAAATAGAACAGTGAAAGTAAAATTAAAATGGGTATACCAAATACTAATATTTGAACAATATAATCCCCGATATGCAATGTGACACCTCCGAACACCTAAAATTTAACAACATTACTATTATACATCTTCTTTGTTTTTTGTGTACTGTAAAAATAAAAAATACAATATTTTATACTTAATAAAGAAAATATAAAAAGTTTTATTGTATATTCAATGGCTAGTATGCTAAAATTTTTATAATTAAAATGGAAATGCTTACTGGAACAACCGGGGGCACTGAATTTACGCAATAACTGCGTTTATTTGGTGCTCCTTTTTATTTTCCTAAAAGGGTGGTAGTTATATGGATGCGATTAAGTGGGTATCTAGTGAAAAGAAAACAGCTAAGAACATGCATAAGAAACCAACTGAAAATCTAACTAAAGAGGAAATAGAAGAACTGATGGGCGTGTATAGACCACGGTATGAAAAACGTGGTGGAGCTTTTAGACAAAAATAGAGGAGTGAAAATTATGCAACTTGCAGATACAACAAACAAAGTCAATGAAATGATTAAAGATTATATGATGATGAAAAGAGAAGTTGCGAGATTAGAAAAAATCATTTTTGGTTATACCATTCCGATGGATAACTGGGGAGTAGCACAATACGGTATCGAGGCAGCTATGCCGAAAGGTTCAAGTGGTAAGAGCCAAGCTGAATTAAAACAAATGGACCTGAGAGAACGTAGACAACACAATAGATTATTAGTTCTACGTGCCAAAGTAACAATTCTAGAAAGTTATACCGACAGTTTTTCAGATTTACCAACAAATATTATCTATGATCGCTTACTTGATGGATGGACATACAGAGCAATCGCTGAAGAATTAAACGTAAGTGTTACTTATGTAAAAGACCGTAAACATCATATTATTGATGTAATTGTCAGCGCACAGAAAGCACAAAACGCACAAAACGCACAAAAAGACCATTTTTTGCAAGCACAATAATTCAACCTGTATACTATGAGGCAGGTGCGGGGCGTAGAAGTTTCCTGGTAGAAGAATACCTTCGGCATTCCTAAAAATGTTTGAAAGTATTCTTTAAAAGGTTTCAACTAACCGACCAACCAACCCAAGGAGATATTTTCTGTTGGTTATACTCCGATAAAATGGAGTACATCTGATATAAGCGAATGATACGAAGCATAGAGAATCCAAAACGTGATGTAGGCTTGGCAGTATTGTTCGTTTATATGAGATGCAAAGCCAAATGGTGAAGTATATCTCGACTTGGAAATCCCCTTTATTGGACATCTTTATGGTGTCCTTTTTGATTTTCATCAAAAATATATTAAATACATGACATCCTACTAGACTTATAATTTAGTGGGAGGTTAATTATGAAACTGAATTTAAAAGATATCTTATTAATTATTTTGATAGCAATTATAGGAATGCTTGCTACTTTTAAGATTGTTGACTTAATGTTTTTAAAAGATAAAAACAATGAAATAGCTGTAATAGGATTCTTAGGTACTATTATTAGTGGAGTTTTATCTGGTGCTATTACTCTAATCGGTGTAAAAATGACAATAGAAGATAATAGAAGAAAAGAACAAATGGAGAAAATTTCTATCCATTTAGAAGAATTAGAAGAAATTAATGGAATTATAACGAAAATACTTTCTCAAACATACAAACATTTTGATAACAAAGTAAACCTAAGAGTTGTAGCTACAAATTTATATAATGAAATAAAAGATTATAAGCTTTTACTAAAATCAATAAGCATTGATTATGAGATTTATTTAACAATTAGAGATATTAGGGAATATGCTGAAAGGTATTAATTCAACGGAAAATGATGATAATGATGGATACAAAAATATAATAGAATCGTTGTATAAAAGTCTACTGAAGATAGAAAGTAAGCAAAATAAATTACTTGAGTACTTTAAATAGAAAAGCATCCTTCTGGGTGCTTTTTATTTTGCAGAAATGAGGTGTTGAAATGGCTCGTAATAAATACAAAAACAAACAAGTTGAGGTCGATGGTATTATTTTTGATTCAGCATTAGAAAGTAAATATTATTTGCATCTGAAACAATTGCAGGAACAAGGTATCGTGGAATCGTTTGAAATGCAAAAAACGTATTTATTACTAGAGGGCTATTCTATTGCCGGAAAGAAACGACAGCCTATAAAGTTTACTCCTGATTTCATTGTTCATTTAAAGGATGGTACCACAAGAGTGATTGATGTCAAAGGTAGCGAGAGAGCGATATCACGAGATTTCCCATTACGAAAGAAAATGTTCGAGTGTCGTTATCAAATACCTTTAGATGTAATCATGTGGTCCAATATTGATGGTGGATGGATTGAATACGAGAACTTAAAGAAAGCTCGTAAACTTAGAAAGAAGGAAAAAGAAACTTCTAAGAAATGAGGTGGTGATATGACTAATGCCAAGAGCACGCGATCCGAATCGGGATAAAGCAAAAGAATTGTATTTAGAATCAGATGGAAAGATGTTATTGAAAGATATAGCAGAACAACTAGGTAAGTCTGATTCACAGATACGAAAGTGGAAGAATCAAGATAAATGGGATAACCATTTGAAAGGTAACGTTACTAATCAATCGAAAGGTAACGTTACTAAACGGAAAGGACATAAAAATGTTGATGAACAAAAGGGTGAGAAGAAGAAAGCACCCTACCGCAGCAACCCTAAGAATCAATTCACGAAACGGAATGAAGCTTCGGTTAAACATGGTTTCTATCGTAAGTGGCTACCACAAGACATGCTAGAAATTATTGAGGACACCAAAGGTATGACACTAGCTGACCGTTTGTGGTTTCAAATCGAAACGAAATTCGCTTCACTTATCCAACTGCATAAAATTATGTTTGTTGAGAACCGCGATGATACTCTAAATGAAATTGACATGGTTTCTGATGGTGAAGATGGCGGCATGGAACGTCGTAAAGTTGTTTATGCATTTGAACAATACGCTGAATATGTAAAAACAGAAGCAAGACTAACATCTGAATGGCGTAACGTTGTAAAACAATTCTTAGAGTTATCAGATGAATACGATGAACGCCGAATGAAGCTTGAGCAAATGCAGCTAAATATCGATAAGACGAAAACTGAAATTGAACGAAACCAAATTGCTATCCGTAAAGAAAACGGTGAAGAGCAAGAAGAGTTTGAAGATGATGGTTTCATGGATGCTCTAAAGGGCGTTGAGGTGAATTGGGATGAAGATTAAAAAGAAACGTCCTGCATTATTCAAATTCAAGCCTTTCAGTAAGAAACAATTGAAGGTCCTTAAATGGTGGCAAGATGATTCACCACATAAGGATAAAGATGGTATCATTTGTGATGGTTCAATTCGTGCTGGTAAAACAGTAGTGATGTCCTTATCATTCGTTATGTGGGGTATGGAAACATTCGAAGAAGAAAACTTAGGAATGGCCGGTAAAACAATTGGCTCATTCCGTCGTAACGTTTTTAAACCACTTAAACGAATGCTACAAAGCCGAGGATATAAAGTAAAAGAATATCGTTCAGAAAACATGTTCACCGTCACTAAAAATGGACGGATGAACTTTTTTTATATTTTCGGTGGTAAAGATGAATCTAGCCAAGACCTCATCCAAGGTATTACATTAGCTGGCATGTTCTTTGACGAGGTAGCATTGATGCCTCAATCATTCGTCAATCAAGCAACTGCACGATGTTCTGTTGATGGTGCAAAGTTTTGGTTCAACTGTAACCCAGAAGGACCATATCATTGGTTTAAACTTGAATACCTAGATCAACTAGAAGAAAAACGGATGCTTCATTTGCATTTCACAATGGATGATAACCTTTCATTATCTCAACGTATCAAAGAACGATATAAACGAATGTATACAGGAGTATTCTATCAACGGTTTATCCTTGGGTTATGGGTACTTGCTGAGGGCATTATTTATGACATGTTTAATCAAGAAAAGCATGTCGTTGAAACTATTGAAAGAGATTACTCCAAATACTATGTAAGTATCGACTATGGTACTCAGAACCCTACAACATTTGGTTTGTGGGGCTATTTTGATGGCGTTTGGTACAAGACAAAAGAGTATCACTATGATGGCCGTAAGAAGGCAAAGCAAAAGACAGACCAAGAGTATTACGAGGACTTAGTTGAGTTCATTGGCAATGTGAAAGTGTTTAAAGGGGTTATCGTTGACCCTTCTGCAGCATCATTTATTGCTGTATTAAAGAAAAATGGTTTACATGTCATTAAAGCTAAAAATGATGTCCTAGATGGAATTCGTAAGGTAGCAACTGCATTAAATAATGGATTAATCCTTTACAACGATTGCTGCAAAGAAACATTCCGAGAGTTTTCTTCTTACATATGGGATGAAAAGGCTGCAGAGCGTGGCGAGGATAAACCGGTAAAACAAAATGACCACCAAATGGACGGTGACAGATATTTTGTAAATACAGTAGTCATGAAGAAACGTGGCTTATCAGTATTGAAGTAAGGAGGTGTTACAGTGCATTGGTTACTAGGTAGAACACAAACGGATGAATTTATTGATATTATCAACAATAACAAGCCAAAAGTTATTGATATGGTTAAAGAACTATATACTACGTTCAATCCTTCTCAATTCCTTGAAGGTGTTCGATATTATTTCAATGAGAACGACATCACGAATAAACAAGTGTATGTTTATGATGAAAATGGAAATAAGGTCTTAGATGCAGATGCAACAAGTGAAGCGTCAAAAATACCATCGGGCTTTCACAAGATATTAGTTGACCAAAAGGTTGGCTATCTTGCTGGGGAGCCTCTTTCTTTTGGTTCGAAAAGCGATGACAAAAAGGCACTAGAACTTATCGAGGAATTAATCGGCGAAGAGTTTGAAGATACATTGCCTGAACTAATACTGAATGCTTCAAACAAAGGCAAGGAATGGCTTCATGTTTATGTAGATGAAGATGGTGAATTTCAACATACTATAATTCCTGCAGAAGAATTTATTCCAATCTATGACACTAAACACAAAGATAAATTACTTGCAGGTATTCGATTCTATAAGGTTAGTGAAAATACAATTAAATTGGAATTATGGACTCCAGATGATGTTACTTATTATGAAATGATTAATGGTGAGATATTTATCGATGTAACTGAAGATGTCAATCCAGCACCACATTTTTATCAAGGAAATGAAGGCGTGAGTTGGGGAGATGTACCGTTTATTGAATTTAAAAACAATGAATTCGGTGTTTCTGATTTAATCTTCTACAAAAAGCAAATTGACGGATATGACAACTTAGTAAGTACAACTCAAGATACTTTAGAAGATATTCAAGCTTTGATCTATGTTTTGAAAGGTTATGAAGGTGAAAATCTTCAAGAATTCAAAACTATGTTGAAACGGTATAGAGCGATTAAAGTTGAGGCGGAAGAAGGCTCTGGTGTTGACACTCTAAGTGGTGATGTTCCTGTCGAAGCCTATAAAACTCAACGTGACACTTACATCACTGATATTTATTCATTTGGCCAAGGTGTAAATCCTTCACCTGATATCATCGGAGATGCTCCAAGTGGAGTAGCATTACAAAACCTATATTCATTGCTAGATATTAAAGCTTCTATGCTTGAACGCAAATTCACAAAGGCTTTACGAAAATTCATGTGGTTTATTGCAGAATATGCACAGTTGAGTAAAAAAGGTGATTTCAATTATCGTGACATTACATTCACTTTCAACAAGATGATTTTAGTGAATGAATCTGAAATTGTTGATATGGCACAAAAAAGTCAGAATGTCATATCTCAAACTACTATTTTAGAAAATCATCCTTGGGTTAAAGATGTAGCACTCGAACAGCGAAGATTAAAAGATGAACAAGATGCTTATAGCGATAGATTAGGAGGATTAGAGGATGATGAAGTAGGTAATGAACCATGAATCAACAAGAAATCAAACAAGAAATAGAAAAGCTTATTCAGCGTGCTGAAACAGATATTGAATTAGTTTTTTCTTTACGTTTACAGAGCATTTTAGATGAGTTGAATAAAATGTATGCGAAGTTCGTAAAAAGCGATGAGACAAGCTATACAGACTTAAACAAGTATAATCGTTTATCCAAGGAACTAGACAAAATTGCAAAAGAAATTACTGAAGATTATAAGAACATTGTTAACATGATAGTCGAAATGAATGAAAATATATATGTCGAGAATTACTTGAAAATGGCATATCTATTTGAAGTGTTCACCAGTACGGAAATGGGCTTTGCGCCTCCTGCTAAAGAATTGATTCAAACGACTTTAACAAATACAATTAAGTATCTAACTTTACCATCAATATTAGAAAAACATCGAAATGAGATTGTACGAAGATTAAATATCGAAATCTCACAATCACTAATTGCCGGTGAAGGCTACTGGAAAATGGCTAAGAGAATTGAAAATGCAGTCAACTTCAGTAAGAAAAAGGCTAGGGCTGTTGCAAGAACTGAGGGAGGACGTTCCTTATCGCTTTCAGATGAACAAGTTTTTGAACAGGCTAGTAAATATGCAACTGTCACGAAAGTTTGGATGTCAGCACTAGATAATGATGTTAGAAGTGCTCATAGGAAATTAGATGGTGATAAGGCAGATAAAGATGGTTACTTCCACTATGATGGTTTGAAAGCCAAAGGGCCACATCAATGGCATGTTGCTAAGATGGATATAAATTGTCGTTGTATCGTGATTTATCTTGTTAATGGTATGTTGCCAGAGGTTCGTCGTGGTAGAGATTATCGAGATGCTAATTATCAACAAAAGCTTGCTGATTGCATTGATAAATACATGGAACAAGGTCTTACTTACGCTAAAGCTCTTAAGAAGGCACAAAAAGAAGTTAAACCGCCGAATGTTGTTGTTCCATTCCAAACATATGGAGAGTGGGAGAAGAAATTTGTTGCATAGAAAGGAGAAGAAGATGCAAATATTATTTGAACATCCATATTGGACTTTAATTTTTATTTGTGCAATTGGCTGTTGGTTGGTGGAAACAATATCTAATTCTGAAAATAAATAATATTCGTCTTTAAGCACTAGACGTTAAACAGGCTTTTTTATTATGCCTACGTGTCGTTGCACGTAAAAAACGAATAGGAGGAAGAAAGATGAACAAAGAAGCACTTATTGCATTAGGTTTAACTGAAGAGCAAGCAGATAAAGTAATTGCAGGGTTTGGCCAAATGGTACCCAAAAGCCGATTGGATGACAAAATCCAAGAGGTGAAGGACTTGCAAAAACAAATTACTGATCGTGATACACAGCTTGCAGATTTAAAAACAAAGGCAGCAGGTAACGAAGAGTTGCAAAAACAAATTCAAACTTTGCAAGACCAAAACAAAACAACTGTTGCTGAATACGAAGAAAAGCTTCAAAAGAAGGATTTTGATTACAAACTCGAAAGTGCACTTCGAGATGCGAAATCGAAGAATCCAAAAGCAGTCAAAGCGTTGTTGAATATTGACTCTATCAAACTTGATGGAGAAACGCTTCTAGGCCTTGAAGATCAATTAAAAGTATTAAAAGAATCAGATGCTTATTTGTTTGAATCTGAAAAACTTGGTGGTAAAACACCACCTGCAGGAAATCCGTATCTACCAGGTGGCTACAGCAAACCGAATCCTTTTGCGAAGGACACGTTTAATTTAACGGAACAAGGGATTTTATTACGTGACAATCCCGATTTATACAACCAATTAAAAGCTCTAGCTGGGCAATAGGAGGAATGTAAGATATGACTACACGAATTGGTGATATTATCCAACCAGAAGTATTTACAAACTATGTAACACAACGAACTATGGAGTTATCAAACGTATTAAATAGTGGTATCGCAACAAATGATGCTGAATTCAATACTTTAGCAAGTGGTCCTAACACCCTTGTTAATATGCCATACTTCAATGATCTTACTGGTGACTCAGAAGTAATGTCAGATGATGGCTCATTAACACCAGGAAAAATTGGTACTAGTAAAGATGTAGCACGAAAACAAGGACGTGCCAAAGCTTGGGGAGCAAATGGTTTATCTGCATTACTTTCTGGTGCTGATCCAATGGGAGCCATCGGTAACCTTGTGACAAACTACTGGGCACGTGACCGCCAAAAAGTGTTACTTTCAACACTTAAAGGTGTCTTCGCTTCAACATCAATGGCTAAAAAAATCCATGATATTTCAGCTGAAACTGGTGCAGATGCATTATTCACTGCAAATAGTTTCTTGGATGCAGTTCAAATCATGGGTGATGCAAAAGATTCTTTAGCAGCTATTACCATGCACTCAGCAGTTGAAACGTATCTTGCTAAGTTACAATTAATCGAATATGTACAGCCAGCAGGTCAATCAGTTCGTATACCTTACTTCATGGGTAAAAGAGTTATTGTTGATGATGGTATGCCTTATGACACGACAACAGGCACTGCAGAAACATATATTTTTGGTCAAGGTGCATTAGCTTGGGGCAATGGTAAACATCCAAACATCATTGAAACTGAAACAGATCGCGATACTATGGCTTCATCTGGTGAAGACTTCTTAATCAATCGTAATATCTTTATGCTTCATCCACGCGGTGTGAAATGGACCGAATCATCTGTTGCTGGTGACTTCCCAACTAATGCTGAATTAGCTACAGGCACTAACTGGGAACTCGTTTACGAACCAAAAGCAGTACGTATGGTAGATTTTAAATTTAAAATCAAATAATAACAGGGCGCTAAGGCGCTCCATTATTATGAAAGGGTGATTATATGGGGGCTTATACTTTTCGGAGAGCTCGAGAACGTTTGACAGCGAAATTAAAAGAATCTGATACTTACACATATGAGCAATTAGATGCAATGAAAGTTCCTGAAATTAAAGCATTATTGGATTCAAAAGAAATTGAATACAAGTCCAATGATACTAAAAAAGAATTGATTGCTTATTTAGTAGAAGTACCACAAGAAAGTACGCAAGATCCACAACAACCAGATGGTGATGCTAATGTGGATTCCAACTGACCAAGAAGTAAATGAATTAATCTTAATAAATAGCGATATTTCAACACCAGTAAGAATCGAACATTATCGAAAACTTGCACCAATCTATTTAGATTATGCAAACGAGTACTGTAATCAAGCGTTAACTTCAGACATTTCAAATGTGAAGGTGTTTATCGCTAAAGCTATTCAATATTACACTCAAAAGGCTGGCCTCACTGCACGTTCAATGGGTACCGTTAGTTATAGTTATGCAACTGAATTACCTTCTAGTGTTTTAAAGCCATTGAAGCCATTTAAGAAAGTGAGGTGGTAGTATGAATGATGAATTTCCTCATACTGTTGTAATCAAAGAATATGTATCTGGAATAGATGATGGAATGGGTGGAGAAAAACCACCTGATTGGGTTGAAAAGGAAGCAGATTTCGCATGTTTTATCGATACTCCAACAGCTAAAGAAGTATATAACGCCATGCAGTTGAATCATAAGCTAGATCGCTATATGTATTTTCCGTATCGTACAGATATCATGCCAGGTATGAGAGTGATAAACGATGATACTATTTACGAAACAGAAACCAAAGCAGAAGACCAGGGCGGTATGCATGAAATTATGCGAATTGCTTTGAAAGAGGTGTAGTTATGAGTATTACTCGTTTTGGGAGTAAAGAGCTTGAACGAGCACTGAATAAATGGTCTGACAAGATTGAAAAAGAAGTAAAACGTATTATCCACGAAACTGCACTTCTAATACAGAGTGAAGCAAGAGCCCTTGCACCGGAAGACAGTGGTTATTTACGTAAATCTATAACAATTGACTTGTCTAGTGATGGATTAACGGCTCTTATTTCAGTTGGTGCTGATTATGGGATTTATATTGAGTACGGTACCGGTATTTATGCGGTGAATGGAAATGGTCGGAAAGATCCTTGGGTGTTCTATGATGAAAACCATGGGAAATTCGTATTTACTCACGGTATGAGAGCAAAACCGTTTTGGTTTCCGGCTATTGAAGTTGGTAAAAAGTATTACGAAAAAGAAATGAAAAAGTTGGGAAGGTGATTGTATGCCATCACTAGCATTTGCACCAACTCAGCAAGCTGTTTACAGTCGTTTACTTTCAACTGATACTGTAACAAAGCTTGTTAATCAAACAGTTAACGGAAAGCAGTACAAAGGCGTTTATGATTTTGTGCCAGATGATGCACCTTATCCATACATCGTGATAGGTGAGCCAAGAACGGATCCATTTACAGTAAAAAATTCAGATATTGTAGATGTTTTTATTACATTGCATATTTGGAGTAACTATAAAGGTAAGAAAGAAGCTTATGACATTCTAACAGCCTGTCACGAAGCTTTTTTAATTAAGTTAGATATAACTGGTTACACAGTAAATAACACGTCATGGAGTGACGCTCGGGTGTTTGACGACATCGATGGAGTGCTACGACATGGCGTTTTAACATTGAAATTTAATTTAGAGAAGGAGCGTGTATAGAATGACATTGAAAAACGGTAAAGATACGATTCTACTAATTCAAAAAGCGACTGCAGCACTTGGTGAGTCTGCTTTTGTCATTGCACAGCAAACTGACTTAACGCACTCAATCGAAACTGAAATGAGTGACGAAAAAACAAAATTTGGACGTGTGGTGGCACCCGGAACTACATCGGAATCATTTGAAGTTACAGCATATGGTGACTCTGATGATGATGGGCAAGATCTCATCATAGAAGCTATAAAAAACGGAGAGCAAATTAAAGTATGGAAGGTGGATTTACCACATAATGCGAACGGTAAACATAATGCGACATTTGCTTATGGTTACTTTGAATCGGCAGAAGAAAAAGCAGGTACAGAAGGATTTGTAGAACTATCAGGCACAATTCAAGTACTTGGTCAATCACAGAAAGGAGAACTAGATCCATTACCAATTGAAGTTATCGAATTTGGTAAATATGGATTTGAAAAACCTGGTGAAAAGAGCGGAGAATTAGGTAGTACACAAACAGAACAACCTGCAGGCTAATAGGAGGGGGTATCCCTCTCTTTTTTAATACAGAAAACTACTAATTGGAGGAATTGAATATGTCATTACTTTTAACCATTGGAGATAAAGAAGTACAAGGAAAACCATCTTTTGCGTTTTTAAAATTAGCAGATTCTAAATATGGGACATTTCAAGAGAAAACGGGTGAAATGACCGGCGGATTAATGAACATTTTATCAGGCGTTATTGAGGGAGATGTTCAAGCGGCAGCAAAGTATTGGGATTGCGCTACAGCACATTTAAAAGATAAGCCATCAATTGAAAAAATTGAGGAAGCTTTAGAGGCACGTATCGAAGCTGATGAAGATGCAGAGCCATTATTGAAAGAAATTTATCACGAACTGACGAATAGCGGTTTTTTCAAGAAAACGGTCAAAGAGTTCTGGAAGAATCTCGAAATGATGAAGGACTTCGGGAAAACAGAGGAAGAGAAAACCAAAAACAAAACAGCTTACGATCTAATGATGGCGAAGAAAAAAGAAATAGAAGCATAGACTTCGACCAACTCGAGATTGATGCTATTCAGCACTTGAATATCACTGATTTAGATTATCTTTATAGCTTAACTCCAAAAGAATACAACAATCTTATGAAAGGCGCTATGTTACGAGATGTGAAGAATTATGAAGATATGGCGGTACAAGCCATCTTTACAGCTCGAGCACAAAATGAAAAACGAGTGAATGTCAAAAAGCTATTTAATGCGGAAAAAGTTCGTAAACAGATACTAAATAATGAATCTCAAGTTGCTGAAGAGAAAGACTTTACGCTATTCAGAAAAGCGAAAGAGGCAATGAAAAAATATAAGATTGGAGGGTAACAGATGACAGAACGCTTTAACGCCATTGTTGGTGCAAATATCAAAAATTTTCTTGCGAAGATGAGAGAAGTGCATTCGGCACTGCAAAAGACAGCAACTGGTGCGAATGCTGATATTGGTGCAAACGTGAAAGCTTTCAATGCAAAAATGACACTTATACGTCAAAGTTTGCGGAATGTTGAGTACGCAAAGTCTGAAGCTACAGTTAGTGCAGATATTTCACGCTTTAATAGAACAATGGCAGTGTTAAAAGCTAAAATGCTAGCACTTTCTAGTAGTAGTCTTGTAGTTCGTGTCAAAGCTGACTGGAATAATTTCCGTGAAGGTTGGCAAGCAGGTCAAAAAATGATGGGTAAGATTGCTACATCTATACGAAACTTTGGAGAGATAGTTAGTACGTCTTTACAAGGTGCTTTTATTTCAGTGGTACCGGCGATTTCACCAATCATTGCTAACATTGGTGCACTAATCGGCTCACTTGGTCCAGTTATTGGAACAGTTGCGGGAAGTACATTTGCATTAGTCGGTGCATTTGCAGCAGCAGGATCTGCAGCAGTCGCATTTGGTGCAGTAGCAATACCAACCATCAAAAATTTATTTGCTGAAAATGCAAAATTAAATACGGAACAACAGAAAGCCAAGTCAGCTTTTGACAACATGAAGGCTACGTATAATGAATTAGTCAAAGCTACTGAAAAACCAGTTCTAAGTGCTTTTACAAAGGCAATGGATATTACAAAGTCATTGCTTACAACACTTAAACCATTGTTTACGAGTAGTGCTCAAGCAGTAGATAAGTTGATGTCTAGCTTGCAAAAGAATATAGATTCTCCACCAATTCAGAAGTTTTTAAACTACTTGAATACCACTGGAGCCCCAATGCTTACGAGATTTGGACAAGCATTCGGAAATATATTCAAAGGTTTGGCTTCAATGCTTACAGCATTCGCACCACTGTCTGATAGCACATCAAAAGGCTTTCTAGATATGACAAAATCATTTGCAGATTGGGCAGCAGGACTAGATAAGTCTGAAAAATTCAAGTCGTTTATCAGTTATGTTCAAACCAATATGCCGAAGATTAAAGATATTTTTAAAAATGCAATTGTAGGCATAGTGAATACCTTTGCAGCATTTGGTCCAATGGCTTCGGGCATGCTAACCAATTTACAAAGTATGATGTCTAAGTTTAGAGAATGGTCAGCATCTCTTTCTGAGAATCAAGGATTCCAGAAGTTTTGTGATTATGTAGTTCAAACTGCACCGAGTGTTATGTCATTGATAGGAAATCTTACAACGTTCCTAGTCAATCTAGGTGTGGGGATGGCTCCGTTAGGTGCTAAAATCCTTGAACTTGCAAACAGCTTTTTATCTTGGACTAACAACATGATGTCTAGTAATCCAGTCATCGGGCAAGTTATTGCAATTGTTACATCACTGACAGGCGTTATTATGGCGGTATTACCATGGATATTGAGCGTTGGTACTGGTTTTAAATCGGTAGTTCCTTCTATTTCATCATTTGCGCAAGGTTTAATGAGTATTGGGCCAAAAATATCTGTGGTAGCAACAACTGTAATTAATCTTGCTTCAAAAGCACTTCCATGGCTTATTCGAGGATTCGGAATGTTAACAGGTCCAGTAGGTATTGCTATCGCTATTATTACAACTTTGATAAGTGTCGGAGTTATGCTCTACAAAAACTGGGACACAATCAAAGCTTCATTGTCCAGCACCTGGAATAGCATAAAAGCATCTGCAGTTTCAATCTTTACAGCAATAGCTAACTTTTTGAAAAGCTGTTGGGAAGGCGTTAAAAGCTTCACATCGACTGTGTGGAATGGCATAAAATCCACTCTTTCTAGTCTCTGGAATGGATTGAAAAGTTTAGCTTCAAGCTCATTCAATGCTGTGAAAACGACAATACAAACAGTGTGGAATAATGTTAAGAGCGTAACTTCAAGTGTTTGGAATGCTATTAAATCAACACTATCAAACTTGTGGAATGGCATAAAAACACTTGCGACAAGTTCATTTAATAGCATTAAAAGCACAATTCAAAATGTCTGGAATAGTGTTAAAAGCCAAACATCTAGCGTGTGGAATGGAATCAAGAATCTCATTTCATCAATATGGAATGGCATTAAGAGTGTTGTTTCAACTGCAATGAGCAATGTTAAGTCAGTCATTTCAAGCGGTTGGAATACAGCTAAAAGCGTTACATCCACATTAGTTAATGGTATTAAAACAGTAGTATCGAACATTTTTAATACATTTAAAACAGTTGTATCAACAGCTATGAATAAAGTAAAAAGCGCTATTGAAACAGGTTGGAATAAAGCTAAATCCTTCCTTGATGGAATTGATTTAACTAGTATTGGTTCTAACATCATACAAGGCTTGTTAAACGGGATACAGTCAAAAGTCAGAGCGGTTATTGACGCAGTAAGTAATCTCGCTAGTAAAGTGACCAGCACAATTAAAAAAGCAATGGATATTCACTCTCCTTCTCGAGTAACAAAAAAGCTTGGGGAATATACTGGCCAAGGTTATGCTAACGGAATTGTGAGTAAATCAAAAGTTGTCGCAAACTCTGCTAAGTCATTTGTTACGGCAGCAGTGAAAAGTATGAGCAACATGAGATCTAAAGCAGTGTCAACAGCAACTCAGATTGCAGAAGAAATGAAGTCGAGCTTAACCAGTGGATTAGTACAAAATGATGTACTTGGTTACACTGCATCTTCTACAAGTGCTATTAGTAAAGAGCTTAATGTAAAGGTCAAAGTTGAAGTTGATGGAGATAGCGAAAGCAAAGGAAAAGGTGTAGGTGTGGTCAATCAAGAATTACACTTGCACAGTCCTAAAGAGCTGAGTCCATCTGAAAATGCTCGTTTGATGAAAAAACAAGCTCAAAAGTTAGCACAAGAATGGGGGTAGTCATCATTGGAAAAGGTGATATTTACGAATAGTCGTGGAGAGTCCATTGAATTTGGTGACTCTCCTTTTTATTTGCAATACGTTGATGGGTTAGGAGAGGTATCGGCGAACATTCAAACGCAGAAAAGTCCGTATTTAGACGGTTCATCATACTTAGATTCACTCTTAGATGATAGAGAAATTGAGATTGAATTTATTATCAATTACCCGTTTGGAACTTATGAGGATGTATCGAAAGCTCGTACACTTATTAGTCGAGTGTGCAATCCACTGCTAGGGTTGGGTGTGTTACAGTACAAAAATGATCATGTAACACGAAAGATTCTTTGCGTTGCTGAACATGTACCAGTGTATCCAGATAACGGAGGACGAACAAAAGTTTTGCAAAAAGGCAAAATAGCCTTTATTGCCCCCGATCCATTTTGGCTAGATAACGCTACAGAAAATTATAAACTAGAAGATTTTGTAGCACATTTCCATTTCCCTTTTAAATTCCCAGTGCGTTTTGCAAGCCGAGGGGATTCAAAAATACTGGTCAATAACGGTGATGTGCCGACATCTATCAGAGTTACATTCCGAGGTGAGGCTATCAATCCTAAAATCACCAACTTAACAACAGATAAATTTATCAAAGTAAATCGGGAAATCCCGACTGGTTATACGTTAATCATTGATACAGACGAAAGGGAAAGAAAAGTAAAAATTATAGCACCAGATGGCATCGAAGAAAATGCCGTGCATTACATTGATTTAGATTCTGACTTTTTTAAATTGGAAGTCGGAGAGAATAAGTTCTCATTTATCACAGATGGAGGACGTCCAGAGGTTTATGTGGAATATCAAAATAGATATTTAAGCGTTTAGGAGGTTATTACGTGGCAGAACATTTTAGCTTTTTTGACCCCGTGTTAAATGAAGATGGTACTTATGATAGAGAATATAACGCTCAAGAATTTACTGATTACTTTGGCGCACTAGTGACAACAGGTATCATGAAAGGTGTAGGCAATCAGTTAAGTATAAGTGCTGATGGTGCTAGTATGCAGATAAAGTTAAATACCGGCATCGCATTTGTAGAAGCACATTATTATGAAAATGATAGTGTATTAACGCACACTCATGACACGGAAGTTGTGGGAAAAGATAGGATTGATAGAATTGTCATACGGCTTGATTTAAGTACAGAAGCAAGGCATGTAAAATCATTTATTAAAAAAGGTGTAGCAAGTACCAGTCCAGTTGCACCTAGCTTGACACAAACACCTAGCCTATATGAAATATCAGTTGCACAGGTAAAGGTAATTGGTGGGCAGACGTTTATTAGTGCATCTAATGTAATTGATGAACGTGGTAAAGATGTTATTTGTCCTTGGGCTGGAAGTAAGATATTACCTAACTTCAATAACGATACAATGGCATCACATGTTAATAATGCTCTTTTGCATAAGCAAACATATAATGCTATACAAACAGGTACTACTGCGAATGCGGAGGGATCTGGTACCGAAGCACGAGGAGATAGTTCTCACGTCGAAGGGGCCTACTCCGTGGCAGGTGGCACTTGTGCTCATGCAGAAGGTGAGTCTACTATCGCTATGGGTCTATATTCTCATGCTGAGGGTAGCAGCACAACAGCCAATGGAGTCGCTTCTCATGCTGAAGGTTTAGCGACATACGCCGGAGGTAACTACTCACATGCTGGAGGTTACCAATCAAATTCAGCTGGTGGTTATTCATTTGCTCATGGATATGATTGTCGCGCAATGGCAGATCGTGCTTTTGCAGCTGGTTCAAGAGCTATAGCTGGTGCTTTTGGTGCTGCAGCATTAGGTAGATATAACAAACTTATGAATGGATACGGCGATTTGCCAAATACGACAGACGATTTGTTTGTTATAGGTAATGGCACATCTGACACAAGTCTATCTAATTCTCTACGTGTTAATGCAGCAGGGCAAACATTCGGTAAGTCATCATTCAATAGTACTGGAGCTGATTATGCAGAGTATTTTGAATGGTTCGATGGAAATACTGACGGAGAAGAAAGACAAGGATATTTTGTTACGTTAGAGAACGACACAATCCGCAAAGCAACTAGTGCCGACGAATATATACTTGGTATCGTTTCTATAAACCCATCAGTAATCGGGGATAGCTACCAGGATGAATGGGCTTTCCGTTACGTAACCGATGAGTGGGGAAGAATACAGTACAGAACCATAGAAATTCCCGAGAAGCGAGATGAAAACGGTGAATTGATATATCCTGTACGCTATATACAGGAGCCGATAGAAAATCCAGATTGGGACCCTAGTGTAGAATATATACCAAGAGAAAAACGACAAGAGTGGTCGCCTGTGGGTATCGTTGGTAAATTATTAGTTCGTGATGATGGTACATGTGAAGTGAATGGTTTCTGCAAATCAAACGATGATGGTATCGCTACTAAATCTGAAACTGGATATAGAGTTATGAAAAGAGTATCTGAAAACATCGTACAAGTTTTTATTAAATAATGAAGAACAATCAAGCGCTGAATAAGCGTTATTTTTATGCACAAAGAAGGGAAAACACAGTGGACTAAAGCCACTGTGTCAAAGAAGAAATAGTTAAAATTTGTTTCATAATTTTTGTAACATCAATTTTAACTTTTAAATCGATTTTAATATTAATTTCAATCATGCTTATCACCTCATAGCAGTAATCGTTATGAGATTGATAATAGTTGTGAAGAATTTGGATGAACTAGATATTATTGTGTGCAAAACTCTACAAAGCTTTTTCCGAAAGAAGAAATTCTAGTAACAGTATTTATGGGGCTTATTCCAGTTGTTGTAATGGCGTGCTGTTTGGAGACTAAAAACCCTCGCATTTCTAGTCGAGCTTTAGCACCTAGTATAACAGGATTTGATAGGTCTAAATTTGTTGGTTTGTCGTTGTAATACTCCAATAGAACTTTAACTTCAGTGACTGTAATTTCTGCGAGTGCATCTAAGAATATCTGTCTTTCATCATAGTTTGCTTCTATTGTTGCAGTACTTAAAGAATTAATAAAGAATCTTTTAAACATTGATCTTTTTGTATCTGAATGTTCTTTTTCAATGGCATCATTAAGTCTTTCTATTAATGCAATTAAGCACTTCTCGTCATGTTCAGTAACGGGAAGTATTTGCGGTTGCAATTTAGAAATCAGTTCAGACAACTCTTGATAAAAGGATTCAAGTCTTTTAAATCGTTTCTCTTGTTTAGTTCCAAAATACGCAGTAGCTAATGGACCGCCAACATACGGAACCATTTGTAATCCAGATTGAATTGTAATTTCTATTTTTTCTTTTGTCGATAATTTATCATTCATTAAATTTTCACCTCATAATATAATTCGACAAGATTTGAATGAATTCCTTTTTAAAGAAAGCAGGTGCTCCATGTTACCACTAAGAATTATCGACCTAAATTTCAAATTAATCGAGGAAGTCAGTTTATACGAATCTTTGCAACTTACACGAAAACACCATGAAATCGGTGAAATTGAACTGAAAATTAACAGATATGTTAAAGGTGCAGATCAGTTAAGAAAGGACAGAATTATCTTTCCGCATAACCAATTGCATAAGGTTTATCAGATTAAGCACAGAGAAATCGAATTAGATGAAAACGGAAAGGAAACAGAGAACTGGATTATCAAAGCGAAATCATTAAAATCATGGTTATCACAACGTTTGATTCTCCCACCATCGCACACAGCTTATGTTAATAAACAAGGAAAAGCAGAAACGGTTATGAAGTATTTCGTTGATATTTGTGCAGTTAATCCAGTGGATGCAAAGCGAAAAATACTGAATCTGGTTATTTCGCCAGACCTTAAGCGAGGCGATACAATTAGCCGTTCTGCAAGGTTTGATGTCCTTTCGGATGAAATGATTACAATATCACAACTAAGTGGTTTGGGATGGAATATTAGTGTAGACATAAAGAATAAACAGTTTGTCTTTGATGTGGTAGAAGGTGTTAACTGTGTATCAACACAACGAGATAACCCTCCTGTTATTTTTAGTCCAGAGTTCGATAGTCTAAAGAGTATGGGCTATACGGAATCATATCTCGATTACAAAAACATGGCTTACATTGCTGGACAAGGAGAGGGGGTGGATAGGCGTGTAATTACAATTGGTGATACTGCAACAGGATTAGATCGATATGAATTATTCGTTGATGCACGAGATGTAGGGGAGACAAATACTGACGATGAAGGTAATGAAACACCTAGATCACAACAAGAAATCGAAACAGACTTAACAGATCGAGGTAATGAAAAGTTATCTGAACATAGTCAAGAAATCTACATGGAAGGTCAAATCCTCACAAAGTCGCCATTCATTTATGAGCGAGATTGGGATTTAGGTGATATTACTACTCAGCAGAATAAGAACTGGGGTATTACCATGGATGCTCGTATAACCGAAGTAAAAGAAATCTATGAAGCTGGGAATCCAAAGCGTATTGAAGTTGTGTTCGACAAAGATAAGCCGACATTCATGAATCTCATAAAGCGACAGTTCAAAAATATGAATCCGGTAATTAAGCAGTAAGTTGTCAATAATTAGTCAAAAATTTCAAAAGGAAGCACCTTCCTCCTGTCGAAAATAGTAGATAGAAAGGAGGTGTTTTCCTTGAATGAAAGTCAAGTGCTAGAAAGAATTAAAGAAGCTGATGGTAATACGATTGTAATGGGATTTAGTAATGAACAAGATGCACATGAAACTGTTCTATCAGTTGAAAAACTAATGAATGATGACAGAATAACATTAGCTCAATTAACCAGAGATGATAATTACTCCGTAGAAATAAAAGCGCGCGTTAAATAATATGATTGATCAGTGCACATCTGAACAGGATGTGCTTTTTATATAGTGTCAAAAATAGCTGAAATTTATTAAAGGTTAACTCTTCCTTTTATAGAATTTGAATAAGTAAAGGAGGAAATAATATGAATGAAAAAGTAATAGATGATTTTTTGGAAGGATCTGACAAAACAACTGATGGTTCGTATATTGCAGCTTTTTTAGTAACTACAATCGAAATTCTTGAAGAAAAAGGGATTTTAAAAAAAGAAGAATTTCTAGAATTGTTTAAAAACAATATTATTAAAATTGAAGAGGCAAGCAAGGAAATTAAATAAAGATTAGACGCATCTATCCAGGTGCGTTTTTATTATGCAGAAAAGTAGGTGTAGCCAATGGATGTAAAAACAGCAAGCGAAATAGCAACAAACCAAGCAGTGTGGGCGATTTTATGCGTCCTACTAACCATTTATGTAATGCGGCGTTCTGAACAGCGAGAAAATAAACTCATGGCTCATTTAGAACGTTCAAACGAATCCCAAGCAAAAACGGCGACTGCGCTAGAGGGGATAAATAGAAGTTTATCTTCTTTAGAAACTCGTGTGGATCGCATTGAAAAATTTACGGAAAAGGATGATTAAAATGACAACAGAAAAATTAAAACAATATATT